CTCGGCCGCCAGGCGCGCGATCGCGTCGGCGATGGCGGGCGAGATGGATGTCGGGAGAGTGTCCTTGGCCCCGAGGAACTGAACACGGTCGGCCGTGACCGTCAGCCCCGCGCTGGTCGACTTGAGCGACCCCACCACGAGGACGCAGCGGCCGCGCTTCAGGAACTGGGCGCAGAGTTCCGCCAGCCGACGCCAGACCTCGACCGTGACGACGGACCGGGTGACCGTCCCTTCCGGCTTGGCCGTGTCCTTCACCTGCCGATTTACCGCCAGCCGCAGCTTCAGGAAGGGGATCCCGCCCGGGTTCGTGTACACCAGCTTGGGGTTGCTCCGGAGCCGCCCCACCACAATCGCCATTGAGTAATCGTTCACCGTCTCGCCTCCTATTGGGTTGCCTTGATCTCGTGTCGACCCCCGAAGGGGCGAGGGGCTCAGGCGAGCCCCTGCTCCTTCAGGATTTCGCGGATTCGGATCGGTGTCCGGTCGCTCAGGATCGCCCCGTGCTGCATGCGCTTCAGGGGCTCGTCGGGCATCAGCTCCCGAACGTGGAGAAAGCCGGAGTCGAGGAGCATGGTCAGCTCGACCGTCGACCGGATCTGGGCCGCGTCGTACTTCACGTAGCAGGGCTTGTAGATCGCCGGGTGTTCCCCGCCCTTGAACGTGCAGCTCAGGTCCGCCGTCTCGTCCTTCTGGAGCGACGTCAGGTGGACTAGAGCGATTTCCGCCGCGTTCTTTTGGGGATCGCTGATGATGATCATCAGGTGCGACGTGATCCGTCCGCTGTACTGCTGGGGAAAGAACGTGGTCCCCATTCCCATCCGCCACATCTCGCGCTTGTCGTGTCTCATGCACTTGAGACTGCGGGGATGTCTGATTGTTACAGGATAATCCCGAATAATTACGAGTTGCTGGAATCGGAATCTGGCGGCGATTTATCTGTAACAATTCGCTGGCAGGGCTGTCATAAGACTAAGGAGACCAGACGACTTTTCGGGCCCCGGGTATGGGGCTGGTTTTGCAGACGCGTGCAATCCGGTGACGATTTCTTCGGAGATTCGCCCGAGGTTGTACATTAGGAGAACTGGAGAGGGGGCTGCCGTTCAGGGAGGTGGCCCGTGTCCGAGACGAAGAAGCCGAAGATCAACGTTCCGGCTGCCCTTTCGATCTTCCAAGAGCCCATCGACGACCTGAAGGCGGGGGACAAGCTCAATGCCCTGATCAGGCAGCACGTCTTCAGCTACAAGGTGAAGCCCGCCATCGACACTTCCAGCCAGGCGGAGACCCTCCAGCACGCGCTGGACATGGCCGGCGGGTTAGGCGACCTGCCCCGCTTTACAGACTCCCCAAGCGGCGGGATGCAGCTCTTCGGAGAGCTCCAAAGCCAAGGCCGGAAGGTGACGCTCCAGTTCAGCGGCAAGCGTTGGTCTTGCTGGATCCTGTCCGAGCCCCTCTCGATGAAGCCGGATGCCGACGCGTCGTCGATGCTGGTCGCCCTCGGGCGCGCGGCCCTCAAGGCCGCCATCGGCCACGAGGTCTACGAGATCCCCGCCTCACGTACGCGCGAGTGGAAGGCGTGGATGCGGGAGGAGATCGGGAAGGTTCGGGATAACCCGCCATCGACGAAGGTCCGCACTCGCAAGGCAGCGGCCGTTAAGAGTCACGTTGAGAAACTGAAAAAGGTCCAGAGCGAACACGCGCGCGCCCTGAAGCTGGAGGAATGATGCAGCAGGACAGCGGGATCCCCGGTGGGCGACGCCTAGCCGTGCAGCTCCACAACAGGAAGCATCCGCCTCCTGTTGGCGCCATCATCGTCGCCTGTTTTGTCGTTCTTGCGATAGGTATTGGGGCCTGGATGTGGAAGGGTGATCATGACCGTCGAGAGAAGGCCGAAGCCGACCGGAAGTACGAACAAGACATGAAGCGGGATCTAGAGCTGCGGTATGAGATCGAGAAAGAGAAGGGGAACCGCGAACGAGGATCTCGCTAACCGGCAATCGCTAGGACCCCATCACGGGTGGCTTGGGCAGTTCGGATTGTGGAGCAGGGTCGGGGGCGGCGGGGCCTCGACCATGATGCACAGGCATCGCGGCGGCTTCGGGACGTGCTGGTCGTCGGTCATGACGCACGAAGGGTGCCGGACGACCACGTGCGCGTGATCCCCCGTGTGGATCGTGCACCAGGTGCAAAGCGTGCAAGTCTGGCCCATTTCAATTCCCCCTAACTGCTTGGATGATCTGAAGGATGACGCCGAAGAGGCCGAGGACCAGGCCGGTGATGGCCGTGATTAGAAGCGGCAGGCTCTGGATCTTCGCGACCCTCACGTTGGTTCTACTTCCACTCTGGACCGGCGGCGTTTCACGGACCTGCATGGGGGGCGGGGTCTTCGACCCATCGATGTAGCCCTCCATCTTCGACACGCGCTGGCCGAGATCTCCGATCGCCTTGAAGGCGTGGTCCTGCCGCTTCCGAATCTCCCTCCCCTGCTGCCTGAGCTCACGGCCGATATCGCGAAGCCCGTCCTTGATTTCGGCGAGGAGGGGGTCAACTTCTTCGTGTTCAACCACCCGCGCCCTCCGGTTTGCCCCTCAACTCTCGGAGCTCCCGGTTCAACTGCCTGATCTGATCGCGCACCTCGGTCAGACCGCGGGTTCGCTCCGTCTCCAGCCGTTTCACCTTGAAGCTGGCCGCGGCCCCTTCCACGGCACGCTTCAGGCTCCAGTGGTCGTCGACATCCCCCTTTGTAAGCACGTCGAAAACGCCCAGGTCCAACAACCGTTGCCGGATCCGGTCGTCGACGTAGCCCGAGTACGCAATGATCGGCGCCGCGAACATCTCCTGTAGGTAGCGGATCGTCCGCTCCCACGGGTGCTTCGGCCCGAGGTCGAGGTCGACGACAATCGCCTCGTGGCCGTTCGAGTCCATCAGATCCTTGGCCCCGTCGGGGGTGGCTGAGACGTCGACACGCCACTCCGGATACCGGAGCTGCATGAGACGCTGCTGGTCGGCGTCGTCCTCGACGTACATGATCTTCAAGTCCCGCCTTCCGCCTTTCTTGCCCGTTTGCCGATGATTCCTGTGCTCACGCGGGGCCCGAGTAGCCGTCGTGTGGATGCCCGTCCTCCGGCGGCGAAAGGGCCTCGCCCTACTACGGAACCCGCGCTCCCATCCGGAACGTGTCCACGCGGATGTCCCTCGAGGTCGTGCCGGCTTCCTTCTCGATCTTGATGCCGCGACCGAATACGCGGCCGGCGCCCGTCGGGATGTTGGTCGTCTCGGTTCCAATCGACACGCCGTCCACGAAGTACTCGGCCGTCGTGCCGTCGCACCGGACGGACAAGACGTGCCAGCCGGTCGCGACCGGGACGGAAGACGCATTCTGGGTGTGCGTGCTGTTCGATGACGCTCCGCGGATCCAGTTCGCGCTCACGTCTCGGTCGTAGTGGAGGTACACGCCGTCGACCGGATCCCCCGCCCCAGCGTGATCAATGAACCCCGCCCAGAGCTCGTAGTCCTGTGACCCATCAGCCAGGGTCGGAATGTTGACGAGCCACGAGCACCAGAACTCCTGGTCGGATCCGAAGAGCCCTGGCGTGAAGTCGCCCTGGAGCGTCGCCCGCCCCGTGCTGTCGGTGCCGGTGACGAGCTGCACCACGCCGTAGTGTCCCGGCATCTCGACCTGGAAGTTCACCCCGGCGCCTGCCCCGGAGACGGTGGTCGCCCAGTCGAGGACGAATCGCCCCGCGGCCGTGCCGTCGAGCGGATCCGAGATCTCCCACTCGTCGGCGTGCGTCCAGACCTTCGCCTGCTTCACCGAGTCGGGCTTGAGCGCGGCGGTGATCCGCGGGGTTGGGTCGTCGTAGCCGAACAGGACCTCGTCGTCCGGGTCGTCGTCGAGGATGTTGCCGACCGCGTCCTGCGCCTGCTCGTCGGTGTAGCTCGCCACGGCCGTGAACTGCGTGAAGGTCAGCCCCGTCGAGCCGAGCGTGATCGCGTCGTTCGTGATCAGCACCCAGCCCGTGTCACCGTTGGCCGTCCCCTCGGACACGAACGTGAACATCCCCGCCGTCACCTCGGCCGAGACATCGGCATCGGTGGACCGAGACCAGGCCCCGGCGGCCGCCACGTAGATGCCGTTCTCAGACGGTGTCGACTGATTCTTCACCAGGACGCGATCGCCGGCGATGACAGACACGCCGTCGATCGTCTGGGGTGCGGATAGCGTGATGTTCCCCGTCGTGGCGGCCCGCACAGAGGCCTTGAGGTCCAGCCCCGCGGCCACGGCGTCGACGTACGACGTGGTGGCCACGCTGGCTCCGTCGCTCAGGTCCGCGACGGCGAGCTGCTCGATCGAGGCCTTCGAGATGTGGCGGCCCTCGACCAGCCCCGTCGAGGTTGCGCGGATCAGGCCGTCGATCGTGCGCAGGACTCTGTCCGCGACCGGGGTCCCGTCCTGGTCGTCGAGCTGGACGTCCTTGAACCGGTTGAGGAGCGTGAAGACGTTCGCCTGCTCCTGCAGCGCGAACTTCCGGACGGTCGCCCCACGCTTCTCGAACCATCCGTCGTCGTGAGGGTACAACCTCGCCCACCCGGAGGCCGAGCGAGACAGATGCTCGTCGTTCAGCTCCCAGTGGGCGCCGAAGCCGCGATGTCCCTCGCGCGCTCCCGAGAAGTACTGGTCGAGCACTTAGGCGACCCTCCTGGACTTCGTGCGGCTGCTCGCCGCCGGCGCGTAGGAGTGCTGGAGGTTTCCGACGACACGGAAGGTTTCGGCCGACGAGTCGTCGGACCGGCGCATGAACCGGTAGTGGATCCGGCCGCCGCCGCCATTCGAGCGCAGGCGCACGGGCGGGATCTCGAAGACCATCTTCTTCACTTGGTCCACGCTCGAGGGGTTGTCCCCCGGAGTCAGCGTCTTCGTCATCTCGATCCAGGTATCGCCGGCGACCTCTCCAGGGCCACTGACCACTTTGTAGAAAAGCCGGAAGTCCATCTGATCGCCGCCGGCGATGTTCACGGGGAGCTGGTATGGCACCTCGACGAAGAACCGCATGTCGGTGTAGGTCGAGGGAATGACCGCTGTGTCGAAGGCCACGGTCAGCTTTCCGGACTTGAACTCGTAGACCGCCCCGGCCTTGCCGATCACGACGCTGGGCGGGACCCACTCCCCTGCGTCCGCGGATCCCCCCGTGTGCGCCGGCGGGAGGACGCCCGAGGTCGAATAACTCGGGGTGATCGTGTCGTAGTGCGGCTGCACCTCGCACATCGGAGGCGTGCCTGTCGGGCGCGGGATGTAGACGACGGGCCGCAGGCCGTCCGGCGCCTCCGGCGTGGGAAGCCTCGGCTGATCGTTCGACTGGTCCTCGGCGGGAACGTACTGCGGTCCGCGCGGGGAAGGAGGTCCGAGCCAGAAGTGGCCGTAGTAGGGATCATCCGAACGCACGGGGTTCGAGTCTTCGATGGCCAAGTGGGCCGCCCTGCCACCGATGTCGAACCAGACGTTGCCCCGCAGGGCCGCCATCCGGACCTTGACCATGCAGTCGGAGTCCTTGCCGCCGGACTTCCGGATCGGCTGGGACCCGTTCTGCATCGTGCCGGCGACCGTCTCGTGGACCGGCTTGTTCTCGCGGCCCGCGACGGTCTCGCCCCCGGGCCGGTACGCGGATCCGGTCGGTCCGCCGGCGGGACGGTAGGCGCTGCCGGTGACGCCCCCCGCGGGCCTATACGCGCTCCCGGTGTGGGTCGCGACGTCCTGGAACTTGGGCGACGGCGGCGGCGACTCGGGGACCGGCATGAGTCCAAAGAGCTGGTGGAACTGACCGACCTCGAGGCCGTCCGTAAGGTAGCCGCCGTTCTGGGCGATGTTGTTCGCGACGACCGCGCGGATCCGCTTCCGGCTCCCCGTCTCGACGTCCGTGAGTTTCGACCCCTTGGTCGCGGTCGCGGGGTACGTGAAGACAGCCCCGGACTTCCCTTTGGCGCGAAAGCCCCCGTCCTTCTGGGTGCCGCCGTAGAGTCCGGGTAGGAAGCCCGCGCCGTTGAAGGCGCGATCCTTCTGGACGGGGGCACCGATCTTCTCGATCTCGACGACCCAGTCCTTGTCCTTCCGGTAGCCGTAGCACATGAACTTCTTTTGGTTGACGACGATGTCGGAGCGCTCGCCTCGCGTCCACGAGCCGTTCTCGTGGTCGGCGATGCCGCGGGCCGCCCACACCTTGTCCTTCCCCCCGTGGTCGAGGAAAACCCAGTTATCCGGCTCGAGGAAGCCGTTCGAGAACGCCGTACCGTCGAAGCCGTACGCCGCGAGCGGGATGTTCGTCTTCTTGTCGATCGACGCGATCGCGACGCCGCGTGCCCCGTGGTAGCTCCTGCCAAGCTTGGCCAGCCGGTCGTTCGTGGTCGGCTGCCCGGAGCAGTCCCAGAACGGAAGGTTGAGAAGGGCCAGCCCCCCGACGAAGGGATCGACCAGCCCGCCGCCAGGGGCTTGGACTCTGCTCATGTGCCCTCGACCTGCTTGGCCGCCGTGCGAGCCGGCCCGTCCTTGTCCAACAGCTTCGTCGTCTGAGCACGACCGGCCGGACCAGCCCACATCGGCGAATGCGTCGCGACGTACGTGAAGGCGGTGCCTCCCTCCGGAGCCTTGGCCGGCCAGACGTACTGCACGGAGTTCACGCCGCGCTCGAGGACACACGGCTCGAAGCCGTCGAGCTGGTTGACATGGCCGTCGAGGACGTCGGGGCCCTCGAGGATCGGCGCCGCCTTCTTTCGTGCCTGGTCGATGCAGTCCTGGAGGTTCATGGGCTCGCCGTTGCCGCTGATGTACATCACTAGATCAGGGTCGCGGATCGGCTGCGCCTTGACCGCCGTGGGACGGTTCGCGCCCGCCCGTTCATAGGAGGCGCGGCCGTCCTTGCTGAAGATGATCGACGTGAAGTCGGAGGTTGCGTTGTCGTACACGGGGTGACCGAACGTGACGTGGACCGCACCGCCACCGAGGACCGTGAGCTGATCTCGATCGTAGACGACAGGCAGGTCGACGGTGCAGCAGACGTCCTTCGTGAAAGTCAGGATGCCGGTCGACGTCTCCAGGCTGTATGCCGTCGAGGGGATCACCCCGTAAGGCAGCTGCCCGACCCCCTTCAGTCCACCGGTCACGGCCAGACGGATAAGGTCCTCGCCCCTCTGGGCCTCCAGGCGCTTGATCATCTCCTCGGAGTGCAGCTTGAAGCGTTCAGCCACCTCGAGCTGGATCTTCAGCCCGACCTCCAAGGCCTCCCTGGAGTGTCGGATCTTGGTGGCCCTGGCGAGAAGGTCTCGGCTGATCTTCCGATGATGCGCACCCTGACCGAGCGGATCGCCGACCACGCCCAGGAACGAGGTGGACAGGCGGGACATCAGGCCGGACTCGACGAACTCGGCCACGGCCGCCAGCCGGTCGGCTTGCAGGTTGTCCTCGTTCAGCAGCCTGATCCTGGACCGGATGAGGTTGATCGAGAGGTTGTGGTCGTTCAGGCAGATCCGCCAGCCGTTGATCACCCCGTCGTAGGCCTTCACGATCTGCGCGACGTCGGTAAAGATCGCCTCGCCCAGCATCGTGCCGCGGACTACAGGAGGCGCGAGGACGATCTTCCCCTGGTCGCCCTTGATCCTGCGCGCGCCCGGGACTGCCTCGCCGACTTGAGACTCCAAGAGCGGGACGTTTCCGAGCGGCAGGAATGAGTGCGTCCGGACGCCCGCTTCGGTGAAGTACGGGGCCCCATTGCTATTCGTGGGGGCGTTGTCGAAGAGACCGATGGGCGCGTACATCCGGTAGGCCTGCTCTCGCATGATCTGGCGGCGGCCGAAGTGGAGCTCGTCCTCCTGGCGGCCGACCTTGAAACCACGAATTCCGCGACCGGTCCGGATGATCGTCTCGAGCACGTTGTCCGGCAGGTCCTCCTGGATCGGCGCCGGCGGCACGTCGTGGAAGTACTTTCCCGGAGTCTTGGCGGCCTGCCGGTTGACCCTGAAGATGTCATAGCCGTCCCACACTTTGGCGATGTCGTCCAGCATGTAGTACCGGCCGTCGAGGTCCCTGAACACCGCGACGTACCCGAGGGTTTCCTGCCGGATCAGGCGGCCTCCGATGACTTGCACGCACCCCGGTGAGTCGATGCGATTCACGGCCTTCTTCTCGTACGCAATGTGGTCGGCCTTCTTCTTCTTGTTGATCGTTGGCGCGACCTCGCCGGGCTCGAGGAAGTTCTCGTCGTTCCGCCGGCAGACGAGGTACGTCCCGTTCGGCTGCAACTTCGCGACGAGGCCGTAGTTGTCGAGGACTCCCTGGAGGACCGTGGCGGCGTTCGATCCGATGTGGTCGATCTCCTCGGGCTCCGGGAGACTCTTGGGCAGGCTCGGAGGCATGAAGGTCACCGACGGGCCCCCGGGCAGCTGCGAGAAGAGGTACTGGATCACGTCCTTGAACGGCCAGGGCTCGCCCTCGAATTCTTCCCGCGTGCCGGTCGAGCCGCGCCCCAGGATCCGCCCCGGCTTCTTGACCGTCTTCGGGTCGTAATTCCCGTTCTCGAGACGGCAGTTGATGCGACCGATGATGAAGCCGTACCGACCGTAGAACTGCCGGATGTCGCAGAGGTCGATCCGGATCTCGCCTTCCTTGTGCTCGAGGACCTTGGCGAGGTTCTCCGACACCTCCTCGGCGTTCAGGACGAAGATCTCGTCGTATATGACCGTCCGAGTCGTCCCATCGTCCCACTTGGTCACCAGGATGAGCTGGCCGGAGATACCAAGTCCTGAGGTCGGGGTCTTGACCGGCTTGTGCTCCGCGCGCGAGCCGGGGCGCTTCCCGAACAGCTCCCACCAGTCGGAGATAACGAGTCCCCCCGGGATGTCGGCGCCGCCGTCGTCACCCGTCCAAGGAACGAGGGGTGAACGGAGCGCCAGGTTCTTCACGACCGAGTAGTCGATCACGACGGACCCGATCTCAGGCGACAGGCCGTCCGAGCGCTTCCAGACCACGCTCTTGACGGGGTATCCCTGGTAGGTCGCCGAGTTGATCGCCTTGCTCATCTGTTGGCCATGGCTCCGTCAGCCGGCGGCTTCTCCTCGGTCTTTGTCCCGACGTGGTCGGAGTGGTTGGGGGCCGGCAGGTTCTTTCCGGTGTTGATGTAGATCTCGCAGAACTTGAGACCCACGATCCCGAGTCGCGCGTCTTCCTCGCTCATCACGAGCGGGAACTGCCCTTTAGGCTCCAGGCCCTCCTGCCGCGTGATGTCCTTGGTTTCCTTCCAGTGCGGCGCGGGCGCCGTGATGTTCTCCGTCTTCAGCCCGCGCTTGATGCCGTCGACGCGGATGATCTGAGCGTCCCGTCGCGCAAGGTGCAGGATGGGCTTCACTCGCTCGCCGGCCTGCGGGCTGATCTCCCACCAGTCCTTGCCGCCGACGATCAGGAAGTCCTCGGTGACGGCGCTGCGGTGAGTCGGTTCCCACGACCAGGTGGCCGCGAACGTGGGATCGGGATCGAAGCTGATCTGCTCCACCTGACGGACCGCGCCCTTGGGCTTGAACCGCATCACGCCCGCGCGGGCCTTCGAGATCGTTGAAGCCTTCCCGACGGCGCGCCAGATCTTCAACGTGACCTTGCCGCTCTCGTCCGTGGTCGGGGTCAGCTCGGTCCGGAGGTCGTGCAGGCCCGCGAAGTTCCCGCCGGCGAGCCGGACGAAGATGTCCATCCGGTAGACCCAGCGTGCGCCGGCGTTCCCGTCAGCCTCCTCGGTCTCGAAGTTCAGGATGGTGGGGCCGGCCACCGACGAGGACGGCGTCCACACGAACTTCTCGACGCCGTCGAGCTTGAATCTGAACGTGGCCGGCTGGAGCTGCAGCCGCGCGAGCTCCTGCATGACCTTCAGTTCGTCGGCCACCGCGCTCGGGGGGGACTTCACGACCTGGGCGCGGAGCTCGAGGTAGACGTCGGTATACTCCACGACGCCGGCGGCCGTGACTTGCCGGTTCATCCGGATGTTGAACATGTGGTTGGACTCGAGCGTCTTCGTGCCGCTCGACTGCTCGATCTCGATGGTCCAGCGAGCTGCCATCAGTTCCCCAGGAGGTTGGAGGCCTCGAACTGGTCTTCACGACGTCGGAGATCCTGCGCCCCTACGATCACGCGCCGGACGTCCTCGTCGAATTTGTGCTTGAGATCCAGTAGGGCGCCCGCGAGCCTTACTTCAGAGGCGGAGAGGAGGTCACGGATCTCCTTCCGGCTTTCGGCGATCGCCTTCCGGACTTCCTCGATCTGCTTGTCCTTGTCGGCCATCGACTTCACGAGCTCGGACAGGGTCGAGGTTATGAATCCCCCCACCGCTCCCGGGAGCCCGCCGAAGGCGCCGCCAGACACTGTCGAAAGCGTGATCCTCGAGAAGGCCCCGAGTGCACCCTCGTCGTCAGACGCGGGCATGACGAGCGAACTACCGAAGCCGGCCGCGATGCCAGCGCCAAAACCTCTGAGGAGGCGCCTCGAGGACGTGACGGCGCCGCGCCTGGCCCCGCGGATCATTCCAGACTCGGTGAAGAAGCCGTCCGCCGTTTGCTGCCGGTTCTCGCGCACCGACTGCGCCAGGGAGTCCCGCCGACGCATGCGTTCCTCGGCCGCGCGAACCGCCGACCCGATCTCCTCGGCCTCGAAGCGGATCCGGTTCTTCTCGCGGATCATCGCCAGCTCGCGGGCCGCCTCCCGATCGCGGGAGATCTCCTTCGCCACCTCGCGCGCGAACCTGGTCTGCCGGTCCCCCGCGTAGTCCGACACGGACTGGCCGGGGCCCCAGGTCAGCTGGCCGGACCGGCTGATGGGCGAGCTCGGTGTGGACGCCAAGGCGGCGCCGCCGTCGAGCTTGACCGTCAGCTGGCTTTTGACTTCACCCGCCATGGGTTACTCCGCCGTTCAGGGGACCGTCTGGGTCTCGGGGGTGAGTCCGACCACCGGCGCTGCCGGCACCTCTTCGGACTCTTTATTGGGCGGTTCGCTCGCCGGTGGTTCCGTGGTTTTCGGCGGCGCCGGTGGATCGGTTTCTTTGGATTGCGGCGACCTCAGGGCCCGCTCGGCCGCCTCGTACGCGAACTTCGTGAGCACGTTCACGTACATGCCGAACTCGCGATCGATGTCCGCGGGCTCGAACATGAGGGCGATGCCGCGCGCCGCCATGAGCTGCTCGTCCAGCGCGAGCTTCCATTCGTCCCTCAGGTCCTTCACTCGCTGGAGGGCACCGCGGTAGTCCGCCTGACCGGACTCGAAGCAGTCGTTCGCGCGCTTGAAGACCTGGCTGATCTCCTCGGCCACGTGGAGATCCCCGACGAGCCGGGTGATCTCCTCGGGATCCATCGGGATGAGGCGGAAGACCTTCGGGCCGTCGTCCGTGAGGTCGACCGTGACCTCCCGGTCCTTCGTCCACCGCCACGCGGGTCTCTTTTCCATTTGTCCCCCTGATTCCTTGGTTTCCTACACCGCCGCGTACGCGAAGTCGGGCGCGAGCGTGTCCGGGATCGTCTGACTCGGGTTCGTCGCCACGTTGAGCGACGCGCGCCAAACCTTCGCGATCTTGGTCGACATCACGCCCGCCTCGTCGTTCGTGATCGTCTTCGTCCACACGTCTCCCTCGCGCGGGACCTTCTGGTCGAACTTGATGTCGTTGTCCTCGTTTCCGACCGACCCGAGCGCCGAGTGGGCGGCCGCGCGGTCAAACGTGAACGTGAAGTCGGAGACAGGCCCCGGGATGTTCACGACCTCCGAGCCGGAGATCGACTTGATGGGCTTGGAGCCGATGAAGTTCTCGGCCAGCGAGAGGTTCGCGCCGCGGAAGAGCTCGACCGTGAAGATGCCGTTCACGGTGTCGGACACCGTCACGCGCTTGATGCGCATGTAGATGATGCCGTGGTCGGAGTCGTTGCCGCTCGGGTTGGTCCACGCGAAGCCGGAGATGATGTTGCCGCCGTCCCCGCTCTCGACGAACGGACCGTACCGAAGCTGGAGCGTCACCCCCAGCGGACCGTCCTCGTAGTCCACGCCCGCGGCGGCCTCGCCCGTGACGAGGACGGTGTTGTCCCCCTCGATCGTCTCTTCGCCCGTCGGCAGCTTGTTGGTGAGGCGATTCTCGATGGAGAACACGGTGCGGCCGATCTCCTCGTTTGTGCAGTGGAGGACGAGGATGCCGTTCAGCGCGTGCGAGCGGCCGCCTCCGACCGTCTGCTCGGTGAGGACGCCACGATTGCCCGACGGCTGGGCCGTCAAGGCGCCGAGAACGACGCCGTTCGTCCGGATGCTCTCGCTGGCGGCCACCATGAACCGCTCGAGGTTCCCCAGGACCCCGCCCCGGCGGGTGACCGTCGTCTGGCCAGTCAGGCCGCGGAGGGCATCGTCGTACTCGTAGACGATGGCCCGCTCCTGGGAGATCGTCCCCTCGTCGAGGTCCATCCTCTTCCCGAGAAACGGGATGACGATGCCGTCGAGGGCCGACTCCTTCCAGCGGTTGTGGGTCGCTTCGTAGTCCGCCTCGTGCCCCTCTTCCAGAAAGGCCTTGGAGGCCGTCTCAGCCGCGTCCGGATCCTGGGACGCATTCGAGAAGATGTTGTTCAGGACCGACTTGAAGAACGGGTTGCCTGAGCCGGGCCAGCTGGCGTTGATTCGCCGGCAGTACTCCCACATCCGCCGCGCGCCCTCCCCAATCGAGAGCATGTTGCCCAGGATCAGGAAGTCCCCGGTGTCCGAGTAGTCGGGTGCCATGGTCGTTTCCCCTTACGTGATCGAGATCGTCGCCAGCTCGCCGGCGTCCAAGTGCGCCCGGCCGTCGGCGACGATCTCGCGCATGTCCTTGCCGTCGTGTCCCAGCTCTTCGAACTCGAAGTCGAGGTTGTTGAAGGTGACGGTCAGCGTCTTGGCCGGCGACTGCGCGAAGGCCGTGAACCGGAACTGCCGCATGGTCCCCGCGCGCGCGTCGGTGATGAGCGCCCACGTCTCGTCCGAGACCTCGGCGCGCACATGGACACGGACGTCCGTGGGTCCGGCCTTGACGACCGAGTAAAGGAGGTCCGCGTAGTCCCACTCGTGGGCCGCCGGCCGCTGGTTGAGCGTGATCTCGAGCTCGCGGATCCGGAGCGACACGTTAAGCCCTGCCGGATCGCGGACGAACGCCGCGGCGTTCACGGTCACCGGATTCCGCTCCGGCGACCAGCTGGCTGGGAATGTCAGGCCGCCGCTGCCCTTCGCGTCCGGCAGGATCCTGCGCCCCATGTAGGTCGCGATCGCGACCAGATACCCGCGTGGGAACTCCGCGCGCAGGACCAGCCGGGGCACCCAAGCGTCCTGGATCCGGACGACCTGGCCCACGTTACCGGCGGCAGCCCATTCGACCCACGCGAGCGTCAGCCACTCGTTGATCTGTGATGCCAGCGTGTACGCGCTGCCGACCTTCGGCCCCCAGTTGGACCGCAGGAGGAGGTCGAGCGCGTCCGGAGTCACGGCGGACACGATGCGCCCCAAGGGCCTGTCGCCGATGTTCGTCCGCTCCTCTGGCGCGGGCCCGACCGTCTCCGCCATCCAGGTGTCGTCCGTCTTCTTGGGCGACACGGGCATCTCCGTCGAATGCGTCCAGAAGACCGGACTCGAGGCGAACGCAGTCTGGGGCGTGCCGAGGGCAGCCTGCACGGCCGCCAGGAGGGCCACCTGCCGGCCGGTTCGGAGGTTCGTGGCGGTGACCATTAGATCCCGCCCTCGGTATCAGGCCGGCGGTTGATGCGCAGCATGAACGGCAGCACTAGATTTGGGTCGGCCTCCACGCCCCCCGACGAAGGCACGGTGCCGTCGCCCTGGTCCCAGTACTCGATCCAGCCGTAGTAGGTCCCATCGGGCCAGTGGCTCTCGTACTGCGTGATCAGGAATGCGAGCTCGCCTTCCGAGAGATCGAACGCCTGCCAGGTGAAGGGAATGCCTAACGAGGCCTGCCCCAGCGGATCCCAGTTCGTCGGCGGCGTCGTGGCGCTGTAGCTGTAGATGGACGGCCACGCGTTGGAGTACCAGTACCACCACGGCTGGCTGTCCTGATACAGGATCCCGCCGGACACTTGGAAGCGAGTACCTGAAGGGTCCTGATAGGCGACCCCGAGCCGCGACGCGTTGTCCGGATACGGCGGGATGACCTTGCGAATCATCGCGAACGCGATCGGGTCGCGTAGCTTGCGTTTCACCGTCAGCCGCATCGTGGGCTGGTAGACCTGCGGTCCGGACGTCACCGCCACACCGATCAGGTTCACCGGCAGGTTGCGGTTCGACTCGTCCTGGAAGGCCGGCAGCCGGAAGAGGAGCATCTGCTCCGTGCGCTGCGTGATCTCCTTGGTTTCGAGCGAGGTGACCATTACGCGTACCTCCTCGCTTCGATCGAGAGGCCGAGGACAGCCTCGTAGACCATCTGGCCGGCGGTGCGCGCGCGATCGCGGATCTGGCGGGGATAGGGCCCCTCCATGCTCACGCTCGTGGGCGTGAAGAGTGAGACCCCGAAGACCGCCGGGTTGTCGGCCAGGGCGTCCACGACGGCCCGCGCCTTTATGCGGGCTTCCTTCTGCCAGTCCGCGTTGTTCGTCCGGATCGACCAGTAGCGGATCGCGATCTGGTAGACGTCGTAGCCCTCACCGACGCCCTTGCCCTCGAACGGCGCCGTGGGGACGTTGAAGATGACCCAGAGGTCCATCGAGGCCGCGAGGTAGTTGTTCACCTTCAGCCACTCGACGTCGTCCTCGAGCGTGTGATCGCGCTTGAGGACCGTGCCGATCGAGCCGATCGCGCTGACAACGCCGTGGACGGCGTCGATCGCGGTCTCGAGGCTGGGGACGGCTGCGACCACCTAGATCTCCTTCGTGGCGAACGAATTCGCCAACTCCGTCCGGTAGAGGATCGAGCAGGACACGACTCCCGTCTGGGGGGCGTCCGGATCCTCGATCTCATGCTTCATCGAGCCCGAGATCCACGAGCGGCGCGCGAGGAAGACGCCGCCGCCGGCATCCCACCGCTCGTTCGACATGACCAGGTCCTGGACGTCCGCCATGAGGTCGCTGAGCGCCTCGTCCGTGGCGTCCGGCGTCACGGCGCAGATGAGCTCGAGGATCATCTCCACTTCCTGCGCGTCGCGGATGAGCGGGTCCTTCTTGGAGTCGATGTGCCGGATCTGGACGCCTGGCACCTCGCTTGGCTTGAACTCCATGACCGGCTTTTCCTGGCTCGCACGGGTGACCGTCACGACTGTGACCTCGTCTCCGGCCCCGACGGCGATCGCCGAGAGCTCGGCATCGAGCAGGTCGAGGATCCGTTCCTCGATCGAGGTGGCCATCAGGCGACCCTCCCGCCGAACTGCGCGGCGATCCGGGCGACGCCCGTGCGGATCTCGTCGATGAGCCTGGCGTACTCCTCGGCCGTGACGCGGGCGAACTGGAACCGACCGCTCGCCTCGTGGATGCCCAGGTAGAAGGCATCGCCGCCGCCGGCCTTCGAGCTGAGGGTGAAGACGCCGCGGAACTTGCTGGCGGTGGTGCCCGGCGAGGTGACCGTCATGCGAACGCTCTTCTGGCTCTTCCCCGTCTTCCTCCGGAGGCCCGCGGAGAGCGGCAGCTTGATCCACCGCGCGCCGCCGCTCTTTCCCTTCTGATGCGTGGGGTAGTTCGCGGACAGGCGCTCGCGGATGACGCGGTCCCTGAGTACCGGCGAGGCGCGGCGCAGAACGCCGTTGATGAAGAGTCCGACCTGCTCGGCGAACCGACGCTCGACGGCGGCAGGATCCCAGTCGCGGCGGCGGCCGATCCCGTACGAACCCGCGAGGTCCGGACGGACCGGTCCGGTGGGGAATCGGAACTTCCGATCCAGGAGTCTGCTGAACGCCGCGTCGGCCATGCCTGGTCTCCCTGGTCCGCCCTTGGATCGGCTACTTCGAGGACTTGGACTTCTTGGCCGCCTCTTCCGCAGCGGCCGCCGCTTCCTTCGCCAGGGCTTCGGCCTCCTCGACGTCCTTCAGGGCGTCGTCAGCGCGCTTGCGCGCGGCGTCGGCGACCTCCTGGGCCTTCTCCGCCTCGACCAGGAACCCGGCGGCTGCGTACCTGGCCGCGGCAACGCTCTTGTCTCCCAGCGCGCACTTCGCGCCCGGCTTCCGGAGGTCGTTGAACTCGCGCCGGACTTTCTCGAACTCCGCGCGCGCGAGATCGACCTTCGACGTGGACGCGGTCTTCGACTTGGGGCTGGCCACGGGCGTCTCCTTCAGATGCGTCTTCCGACTTCGTCGCCGACCTCTACTGGACCGCGCCCTGGGCGAGCTCGCGGGCCGCGTCCGCCTGCTTGCGGGCGGCGACGGCCTTCTCCTCGGCCTCCTCGGCGTCGACGAGACGCTGGGCGGCGGTGAGGTTCGCGCGGGCGCGCCGACGGCGCTTGGCGTCCCCCTCCGTCTCGGCCGCGACCATCTCGCGCTCGGCCGCGCCCTGGGCGTCGCGAGCCAGCTCGAGCTTGGACTTCACGATCTCCAGCTTGGTTGGCTTCCGGGTTCCGGTGTTCTTCCTGGCCACGCGGGCCTCCTTCCTAGTTGGTCCTGATCTCAATCCGCCCTCCGGACTCCCTCGGGAGCCCGGGGGGCGGCCCCCGCCTCAGGGAGGGGACGGGGACCGCCGGTGCGTCGGGTTAGGACGCGCGAGTCGTCAGGACTAGGCCTTGACGTCCATCAGGTGGCCGAAGTTCTTGTCGAGCAGGAGCTCGTCCACGTGATGGCGGAACCGGAAGACCTCCGAACGGCTCTGGTTCTCCGGGTACGACTCGGCCATGACCTCGTTCGGGCTGTCCGGCACCCACAGCATCGTCCGGCCGAGGCAGGGGGTGTTCATCGGCGAGCCCTTGTCGGCGATGACGGCCAGCATGGCGTACGTGTCGCCCCAGATGTCGGCGACGACCGCGGCCTGGCCCTCGATCGCGCTGTTGCGGACGGCGCCGCCGATGATGATCCGCTGCAGGCCGAGGATGCCCGGGAGGGCGGCCTTCAGGAGATCGAGCGTGATGATCGGCGTGGCGGGCAGCTGCGCGCGGATGCCCGTGTTCTTGAGAAGCCCCGGCACGAGACCGGCGCCGATGATGAGCGCGCCGGCCTTGCGACCGCAGTTCTTGCGAACCACTTCCGTCTTGTCGACGATCTGGCCGATGATGTCGGTCCCGACCGTCGTCCACGGGTTGGCGGAGAAGTCCGTGAAGTACGCGGCGCCCGTGAAGAGCGCCGTGTCCTGGACCGCCGCCGCGACGCGCTTCTCGTGGCGCCGCATGAGGATCTCGGCCCCGACCTTGGTCGCGACGTCGTCGGCGTCGAAGTCGTTCATGTAGAGCGACTTCTCGGACGCGTCGATCGGGACCTCGATGCCGTGCTCCTTGCAGGCGAAGGATTTGTCCTTGGCCCCGAAGTCCGCGCGGTTGTAGGTCGAGCCCTTCGCGCGCGCCGTCTCGACGTCCTGCAGCAGCGTCTCCCGCGTGATCGCGGAGAAGTCGCCGGACTTGTGCTTGACGCGCGCGGTCGGGAACACCTCGAGTCCGACGAACTCCGAGGCGTCCGCCACGTGCTCCATGAAGGCGACGCCGAGCTCTTCGCGCGGCGCGCCATAGGTCGCGTAGTTCACGGCCATTGCTATTTTCCTTTTCGAGTTTTCCTATCTCGGTCCGTCTCTCCCCAGGTCACTTCCGGAGCACCACCTACAGGGTGATGGCCGACGTGTTCATGACGGCGACTTCGATGATGTCGTTGTCCGCCGTCGACGCCTCGACCGCCATGCCTTCCAGGCAGTTGGTGTTCGTGACGTTGACCTTGCCGGCGGCGCCGCCGTAGACGAGCGCGCCCTTGGCGATGGCGACCGCGGCCTTCATCTTCACGGTGCCGCCGCGGTTGAGGAGGTACGCGGACAGGGGCTGCCCGACGGTGACGTTGTCGAGCGCGATGCCGATGCCCTTGCCGCCGGCGCCGGCGCCCGCCTGGGCCCAGTCGCCGTTCGCGTCGATCTTGACCCGCTCGTACCGGCCGATGGTGCCGGCCGCCTTC